GGCCGGTGAAGGAGGCCACGCCGAATACTTGGGTGATGGTGCGCGAGACAACGGTTTCCGAGCCGGTGGAGCCGTTGGAGCGCACGTCGTAATCGACGACGATCAGGCCGGGTTGGATCTTGTCGCCCGCGTTGAGCAGGATTTCGAATTCGGCGCCGGGGCCGATGGCTCCGGTGACCTGAACGTCGTTGCGGTACAGGCACCAATGCGGGGTGACGGGGCCTTTGGCCGAGTATGGGCGGCAGGTGGTGGCCAACTTGTAGAGCCCGGCTTGGTCCACGGTCACCGCGCCCCGGCCAAGGTCGGTGATGGTGGCGCCGTTGGCGTAGTCGGTGAAGGTGAAGAATGAGCCCGGTAACTGGCCCGCTGAGGTGATGGGGTCGGTGTAGGTGAAACCCGATGTGGACGAGCGGGTTAGGCTCCACGCGTTCGACAAGGTGGCACTACCTCCCGAGGGGCTGTAATCGGACATGGCGAATGCGGCGATGCGGTAGGAGTCGTAGGTGAACCACGACGTTGCGCGCTGCTCGATGAACATGGCGTATCGATAGTCCGGCCCGGCGGCGATGGCGCCCGCGACATCGGTCGCTGAGGTGACCGGCTTGCCGTTCACGCGGACAAAGAAGTTGCTGCCGCTGCAACGGATTTCGATACGGGCACCCTGTTTGACTGACGAGAGCCCGCCTTGAAAGGTCATCGGTGTGGCGAACGTCCAGCTGGTGCCCGAGCGGGTGAACTTGCCGACGCGGACCTCGCCCTCTTTGGCCAGGCAGTAGGCGCCCGTGGTGCGATCGGCGTTGCAGCGAATGAACACCCCGGAGTAGTAGTTTCCGTTTTGGGTGTTGCCGAGCACGAATGAAGCCGATTGTCCGTCGCTGGCATAGGTGTAGTTGGGGCTAGCGAAGTAGTACCCGTCAGGGTTGCCGTTCTTGACGCCCGCATATCCCGAGTCGCCCCGAATGGTGATGTCGCCGGGGTTGGGGCCGGTGGTCCAATCGGTCGCATTCAGCGCGGCCCCGTCTGCCCCGGAGAACACGAAACTATAGCTATTGCCGTCGCCGGTGTTCTGCTCGGTCTCCTGCTCTTGCAGGGTGGTCTGTGCGGCGATAGCGCTTTTGAGGGCGTCTTGCGACAGGCCCAGCAGCGCCAGTAGCGAGTCCTTGGCCTGATTGATACGGTCCCCGATAGCGCCCGTGGTGCCGGTGCCCACGCCGTCGGCGCCGTCCTTGACCCCGGACAGGATGTTGCCGAGGTTATCGACAAGATCGTTGACCCGGCTCATGTCGAACGTGCCGACGACATCGGATGTGCTCAAGTGGCCACCGCTGGTGAGCTTTTGAGTCTTGTTCTGATTCAGGCCAAACCATGCGATGAAGTCGGCCACGATATTGTTGATGGGCGTGACCACGTTGCCGTTGACCACATCGCGGATCTGATTGAGAACCGTTTGGATGATCACCAAACCCGAGACTTGGGCCTGCTGAATCAGGCCGACAATCTCGGTCGCGGTGATCTTGCCGTCAGCGGTGATCGCCTGCAAGCGCTCTTCAATGTCGTGCACACCGGAATTAACTGCTCCGCCAACGGCATCGACCATTTCGCGCAGGTCTTTGACCAACCGAAGGTCCAGCAGGTTGGACGCCCACGCCGAGGCGTTGGAGAACCAGAACGTGCCCGCAGTCGCGCCGCTATCGAGCATAAGCAGCTGCGAGACATACTTGACGCCAGCAGGTACCGGCCATTTGTCCTGCACGGGAACCCATTGCCAGCCGTGATCACCGGAGGGTTGCAGCGTGCCGCGAATGACGTCGGCCAGCGGATTGCCCGCCGCGTCGAACGGGGTGAACCCGACCTTGACCGGGTTCGACCCGGCGGTGGCGCTGGCCCCGGTCCATTGTGCCGCTGACCGCAGCTCCAGCGTTTGGCCGTCGAACACTTCGAAAGGCTCCGAGCGCATCACCTGTTGCGTGCCGTTCGCGGTCGCCCGGATCGACCCGCCCGAGATGAAGCCGGGCATCACCGAATCCCAGTCGTAGTACGGGTTATCGGTCACGCTGTCGGCGGTCAGGAAGTCCCCGGCGCCATCGAGCAGGTCCTGAATCACGTTGGCGATACGCGAGATAGCCAGCACGCCAGGGAACTTGTTGCCGCCCGTGATCAGATGAATGATGGAGGCCACCAGCGCCGCAGGCGAGGACAGATCAACGCCGGTCAACGACTTGATCGGGTTCGCGATCGTCGCGGCCCATATTTGTTCCGGGGTGAGCCCGCCCGTGAGATTGATACCCCCGAAGATCGGCCCGAGAATTTCCTGAAGTTTGCCAATGATGCTGGTAAACAACGCTTCCGGGCTAGACAGGTCGATCCCGGTCATCTGCTTGAGCAGTTGCGCCCACTGTTCAAAGACTTGCTGCGGGTCGAACTGCGGCAGCCGGGGCAGCGTGGGGTCAAGGCGCTGGGCCGGATGGTGGGTGATCGCCGGGTACGACCCTAGGTCAATCGATGCTGGCATTGACCAACCTCGTTGCGGTGCCGGTGAACATGCGCCAGCGGTAATCGGTGGCGGGGCGTTTCAACACCTCGCGTTCGGTCTGCGGTGACACCTCGGCGGGGTCCAGGTCTCCGCAGTCGCACCACTCCGTGAGCGTCAGATGCTCACTAGCGGCTTCACGTTCGAAACTCTCGCGCACCAGCCACACCAGCGTCTCGTCATCGGCCGGCGTGTGCTCGGCCGCCAGCACGGGCACAACCGTTTTCAGCTCGCGTGTGTAGGCCATCAGACTTCCCACCACTGCACGAACAGTTGGGCGTCCTGGCGGTTGAACGCGTACATGCCGATCAGGCCGTCGTTGACCAGGTTCGCGGTCAAAGTGGCTTGCTGCCCGGCGTTGATCAGGGCTATCTCGTTGTCCATCGTCATGGCCACCGTGGGCTCACCGGGGGTCGAGTAGTGCGGGGTCACGGTGGTTTCCTGGGCCACGGTGCCCTTACCGCGCCCGATGATCTGCCCGTTCATCGGGTCACCAAGACGCACCTCGGCACCAATCTTGAACGGGTCCAAGATGTTCAGATCAACACCGAACGCCTTGAATTTGCCTGTGGCCGCGAGCTTGACCGGGAAATCCCACACCGGCAGCTGATACGACAGGATCGGGATACGGCCATTGATGACGTTTGTGACGTTGGTGAACGCCGCCTCGGGGATCGAGAATGCGCCGCTACGCTTGCCGACGAAACTCTCAGGCTTCCACTTGCCTTGCTGACTGTCCCAGGTCGGGACCTGCCCGTCTGTGGGCGGCAGAATGTTGTTGTAGTCCAGCGCGTCCCGGATCGCGGCGGCAGGTCCAGGGATACCGCGCGGGGCTGCGATCTTGAAATGCAGGTGCGGGTTGAGGTCGGTGCCCGAGGGGATCACGACACTGGTTTCACCTGGCGCGATCAGTTCGATACTGAACGACATCTTCGGTGTGGGGCCGGGGCGCCCGGCGTATCCGGCTGGGCGCGTGATGTATTCGGTACCCATCCACACATAGAGCAGGTCCCCGATCCACCATGTTTTGCCCTTGTCGTCCAGGCCAAGATCGGTGGGCAGCTGTGTCGGGGTGGTGATGGTGGGATCGATGTGCAGATCCACGACCGGCGACGGCAGACCGGGCTCGCCCGGATCGCCCTTGAGGACGGGGACGGTGGCCACGATGTCTTCGTTGACGCCCTCGAATGTGCAGGTGCGCAGGCCGGGCACCTCGCCGTCGGAGACGACACCGAACACGTGCATGGTGTTGAGCCAGTCCATGAGGTGTATGGGGGCACCCGGCAGCGGTGTGGTCACGTCCAATCTCCTTCAATACGTGTGTTGGTGTGCCATGGCGTCATGGCGTCGAAATCGGGCAGCTCGGGCGGCACCGGGACCGGCCCGACCGCTGAGATGGGTTCGGGGGCCTCGGGGTCCTCTTCCCAATCGAGGGGCACCCAGTCGATAACTCCCGTGAGCTGTCCCGGACGATCGGGCAGGGCGCGGCGCTTGATGATCGCCTTGTCCGGGTGCACATCGGTTCCGGCGCGGGCCAGATGAAACGCGATGCACACGCGCTGGTCGTCGGTCAGGTACAGCACCTCACCGCGTGGGCCGCGCGCGAACGCCAGCGCGTCGGTGATGCGGGCGGCGGCGTCGAGCAGTTCGCGGGCCTTGGGGTCTTGCGACTTCTGCTTGCTCATGCGTCGGCGCCGTCTTGGCGGGGCTTGCCGATGATCTGCACGTTCTGTGCGACCACGAAGCATTGGAACGTCACCAGCGTCTCGCCCGAGCGGGCGTCGATTGGCTCAGTGGTCGGCCCGCCCTCGGACACGTAGTACGGCACCTGCTGGCCGTCTATCTCGATGACGCCGCGCTCGTGGTCGATGACCACCGAGGCGGGATTTCCTTGTGCTGCGTGCATGGGTGCCTCCTTCGGGTATGGCGAATAGCCCCGCAGCTGGCGCCGGGGGGTGGGTGTTGGATGTGGTGGTTAGGCCGCGATCGCGGCGCCGCCGATGAGTGAGCCGATGGCGTTCCAGCCGTCCGCGAGTGCTTTCATGCCCGCCTCGAATGGGTCATGGTCGCGGGCCTTGCCGATGGTGAGGCTATGTGTCATCGGGGTCTTGTCGGTCACGGACCATTTCATGCCGCGAATGTTGTTGACGTAGTAGATGGAATCGACTTCCCACATGCCGCGATCGCCCACCAGGTAGTCGAATCCGTACACGTGGGGGTGCCCGTCGCGGGTGGTCATGGTGAACGCCACCTTGGGCATGGTCTTGCTCATGCCCTGGCGGATCGTCAACGCACTGGAGACCACCCAGGCGATACCGTTGCCCGGCTCGACGTGATCGATCAGGGCGTAGTCGTTAAGCCACAGCGCCACTTTAGGATTCGTCCACTTTTGCCAGGCGAAGAACAGGTCCGACAGCTGCTCCTGGTAGATGTTGTCCAGCCCCGAGCTGCCCGGCTGCTGATACGCCGAGCCCGGATAAGGGATCACCTGTTCCAATTGCGCGAGCGCATAGCGCACACCAAAAGTGATGGCCTGGTTAAGGATTGTGGGGCTGTGCCCGCCGGTCCAAACGGTGCGGGCAGTGCCACGCTGCATCCGGTGCGCGCTGGTGATGATGCCCGAGTGCTTGCACTCGCGCCACACCAGCGAGGGTTTCTCGGGTGCCACGCCGAGCAGGCGCCGAAAGAACGGATCGGTCAGGCCGTCGCCATCCTGGTCGAGGGGCAAGATGACCTCGGTGATGGTGTCATCCAGGATGGCGCCGACAGCGTTGAGGGCGCCGTCGGCCGCTGTCCCGGTGGGGCCGGTGATGCCCGATTTGTCTTCGAAGGCGAGCACCACGCAGTTGCGGGTGGGCCGGGCCAGCTTCTCGCCCACGAGTGCGGCGAGTTCAGGGTGCGGGCTGGTCTCGTCCTCTTCTAGCCACAGATAGTCCATCAAGACCACGCCGGTGTCTTCGCCGAGCGGGGCGTGAATGTCGTGCAGCATTTGCGCTTTCGCGGCGATCGGAACAATGCGCGAGGTATCCAAGACCGGGTTGACGAATTGGACTTGGATCGGCCAATGCAGCGGTGAGAGGTTCCCGGCGCGGGTGGTCAGCCAGTGCACCGGGTCGGCCCATGAGGTCGGCAGCGCCAGGAACGGCCAGAACGTGCGCAGCAGGTTCAAGAACGTGGTGAACGCCATGCCCGAGCGGAAGTTCTGCAACCACACCCACGCCTTGAGGGGCTGAAACTCCGGGGCTGAGATGGGTGTCGGAATGAGGGCGATGTGCTTGGCGTGCTCGCGCAGCGAAATCAGTTCCAGGTCAACCCAATGGGTGCCGTCCTCATCTTTGACCGCGACCACCGATTGAATCCGGAACCCGAGACGGGTCCTCCAGGACCGGATGTTGGGGTTGAGGTCGATCGCCAGGTGCAGATCCTCGGTGTAGCGGGTGCCACGGGCCATGAGGTCGGCCAGCCAATCATCGCGGCGCACCCGAATCTTGCCGACACCGGTGTCATCACAGAGCCGTTCCCAATCGCCTTCACGGACCTGCCCGCGCAGCGTTCCCAAATACTTGAGCTGCTTATCCAGGACCCGCAACAAGGGCGGCTGTTTGGCTGCGCGACGCCATATCTCGCGCCGACCGTCCAACAGCCGGTACTTGGTGATCGGATCGGAGGGCGCGGTGATGACGCGCCGAACCTTTGCATTGTCGGCCCATACGTCAAGCCATGAGTCGGACATCAGGCCACCCCGCGCCGGTACCACTGCGACATGACCATGGTGATGATGCCTGCCGGATTAGTATGCGTCACTTTGATATTTGCCATCTTTTCCGAGGGAATCGGGGACATGAACCCAACCCCGCCCGGCACGCGGCGCCCGATCGGGACACCGGCACGGGCGTTGGTGATGTCCCCGAGGATGAAGTCAAGGATGTCGCTGTTGCGGATCAGTTTCCACAACGCGTTGTCGATCGGATCATGTTCGGAGGTAAGGGTTCGCGCCGACGGGTCGGTGTCCACCAGAACCATGCCGTCCGAGGGGAAGATTTCGATGTCCACCATGCGGTCGGTCAATCCGTCCTGAATCGACACCTTCCCGGCACCCTCGACAATGAACTTGGGCCATTGCTCGTAGTCGCCTTTGTTGGGTAGCCGCAAGATGCCGTGGTTGCGCCCGTTGATCACGGCGTTGGCCGCGTCATTGCGCCACTCGCGGGTCAATGCCCGCTTGGAGTAGAACGGGAACGGGCAGTGAATCGTCATGGACGCTGTGGCGTAATAGTTTCCGTACGCGCGCGGGTCAATCTCGACGGTATCGAAATTGGGTTCACCGTTGCGGACCCGTATCCAGTGCCAGCCGTCGTAGCGGGTGAACTCGCCCATGAAACCCATGGGCAGATCAACGTCTTCGGGCCAGTCCCGCCACCATTGGGCCTGAATCTGTTCTAGCGCTATACCGGTGTCCGGGTAGCGCAGTTTCGACACGGCGTTGATGTGCGGAGCGAAATGCAGCGCAAGGTTCAAGACCCGCTTGCGGTAGTCGGTGCGCTCAGGCTCTTCGCCGAGCATCCACGGCCCCGATGAGTACAGCTGATCGAATGAGACGCCGGTGGCGCCCTTCATGCCCGGTGCCTGCACCACGCCCCGGTTGCCTTTGAATGCTCCCGCCAGGTTGTAGATGCGCTGCCCGTCCGGGGACACGTACACCCGTTTGGTTTGATCCGATTGCAGCTGCTTGTAGTACGGCCCCATGTCGGCGGCGGTCCACGTCTGAAACGACGGCGCCGCAGCGCGATCCAGGATCGGGTCGTACTTGAGCCATTTACTTGCGCTCATGATGGCCGCCTGGTGCCCAGGTGGCGTTGGTTGGCCGCGAATGATCGCGCTTCGAGTTTGGGCATGATCTCCTTTGGTGAGACGCCGGACAGGTTGTAGATATCGCCGCCGCCGCTCGGGGCGGGTGCGGTTGCCGGGGCGGGCTCCTTGGGCGCGGTGACGCCCAGGCCGCCGAGCATGCCGTCTGCGATCTGGCCGCCGAAGTTCAATTCGGCACCCGCGCCGGGGATCTGGCCGCTACCGCCGTCTTGGGCTCCTGCGCCGGCCCATTTTTGGGCGAAGTTCAGACCCCAGTTCAGCGCCGCCATCCCGGACTTGACGTTGGGCCAGTCCATCGGGTTGGAGAACACCGAGCCATCGATACCGAGTCCTTGGAATAGGCCGGAGATGATGCCCGCACCGAGCCCTTGGCCCATGCCGCTACCCGCATCGCCCACCTCCTTGTTGGTGCCCTTGGCTTTCTTGTCCAAGACCTCCGAGAGGCGCTGTTCGGCGACGGCCTGGCGGTCTTTGGCCGAATCCAGGCGCCGTTGGGCGTTGTCGCGTTTCTTCTCAGCGGCAGCGCGTTTCTTGTCATCGGGAGCCGAGTTCAGTTCGGCGTTCGCGTCATCCAGGTCTTTCTGCGCTGCGGCTGTGGCGGCCTTGGTGCGCCGCACCGAGGACTGCGCGGACATCACCTGTGACGGGGAGGCTCCGCCGCCTCCGGTGGTTTGGCCGTTATCGCCTGCGGCCAGCGCGATCCATGCCCGGCTCGGGAAGTCACGCGCACCGGCCGCGCCGCCACCGAACTGACCGTTACCGCGCTTGCCGCCCATCTCGACGTTGACGTTGCCGCCGTCAGGGTCAACGATGGTGCCCGCGGTGTGCCCGCCGCCTGGCCCGCCGTTTTTCCAGCCGATCCAGTACGCGGCGATACCCGGTGGCGGGTCACCCATTTGAAACCCGCGTGCCGCCAACGCGCCGCCTTGCGAGGCGGTGGCGAAGCGTCCGGTGCCGCCGCTGATCATATTGGCCAGCCACGATTGGGTACCCGAGCAATCCGAGTTCGGCCCCGCCGGGGCACCCCAGCCGTAGGTCTGCCCCTCGATACCGCTGGCCATGGCCTTGAGTTCGTCGACGCTGATGCCGCCGCCTGCGAAGCTGTTGATGCCGAATATCCGCATCACCTCGCGCAGGATCGCGGTGCTGCGGGAGCGCTTGGACGGCGCCAGCGGAATGTATGCCTCGCCGCCAGTTTCTTGCTCGGCGAAAATCGTGCCCGCCCCGCGCCCGGCGTAGATGTCGGCGTAGGCCGGTTTGTTGATGAACCGCAGCCCACCGGAGGCCATGGCGATGGCCCCGAACATGCGTGGCAGCAGGTTGGTGGCGAACGGGAACGGTCCGGAGGGCGCGGAGGTGGTCGGGATGACCGGTTGGGCGCTGGCCGCGTTCTGCGCGAACTCGGTGGTGACCTTGACCGTCTTGGGATGGCTGACCAAATCCTCAAGTTCAGCGCGCAGCGCCCGCATGCGTTCAGCGGCGTCACTGTCATCGACCCGGATAACCAGGTTCTTGCCGTCCGGCATCGTCTTGACGGTGTAACCGATGGCGTTCAGCTTGGCGATCTGCTCGGGCGAGTTGTCCGTCAGGACGATTTCGTGGGTGTCGGGCACCTCCTGCACCGCAGCCCCAAGCGCATTGACGATCTTGGTGGTTTCGGCGGTGTCCTCACCCCACTTGGCGATCCGGTCCGAGGCGGCAGTGGCCCGGTTCCCGAAGTCATCCACGGACTTGGCCGCATCACGCAGCCAGTCGTTGACGCTGCGATCAGAGCCCCAGCGCTGCAACGCATCCCCGATGCCGGTCAGGCCCAAGGCTGAGAAGAACCCGCCGATACCGCTGGAGGCGGTTTTGATGCCGTCCACGAAGCGGGCGATGAACCGCAGCCCGTTGCCCAGACCGCGCGCGATAGAGCCCGCCATGGAGGTGAATCCGGTCCCGACAGCGGCGGCGAACCGGATGATTTCAGGCTGGTGCTCCTTGATGAACCCGGCCACCTTGTCAATGCCGATTGTGATTTGGCCGAGGGCATCGGTGCCGCTGCCCAGGAACGGGGAAATGAACGCCTCCCCGAGGCGCCCGAGCGCGGCGCCCATGTTCTTGACCGAGCCCTCGAATGTGCCGCCCATCTTCTTGGCCGCACCGCCGACGTTCTCGGCGATGACCTTCTGGAATGTGGCGGCGTCGACTTGACCCTTCTCCACCATCTTGGACAGCTCGGCGCCGGTGACCTTGTATTCCTTTTGCAGCCACGCGAAGATCGGCAAGCCCCGATCGCCCAACATGTTCAGGTCATCGGTCATCGCCTTGCCCGAGGTCTGCACCTTGTTGAAGATGTGGCCCATATCGCCCAGGTCGGCGCCCGCGATCGCCGCCGCGTCGGCCACCGTGCCCAGGTACTTGGCCAGGTCCTCGCCGGGCTTGACCCCGGCCGCCACGGCCGTGGCCGCCGTGGAGGCCGCCGCGTCCAGCGAGAACGCGGTGCCCTTCACCGAGCCCTGCGCGGCGTTCATGATCGCGGTGACCGCCGCCGCGTCATTGCCGAGCGCCTGCAACTTAAACCGGGTAGCGTCAAGGCTTTTCGCGCGGTCGAACCCGGCCGACAGTGTTTTGTACGCCAAGCCGGTGACCCCGAGTGCGATCGCGGCAGGGCCAGCGACGCGGGTGATGGCCCCCAGCATGCCCGCCGCCGCGAGCCCACTACCCCCGCCGCTGCCGGTGCTGCCCGGTAGATCGACGTTGATGGGTGCGTTGACCTTGGGGGCGTTGACTTTTGCGTTGGCGAGCTGCTGGGAGAACTTCTGCACCCACTGGCGGCCAGCCTCGCCGCCGAGGCGCTGCACAGTCCCGACCACCGGACGCAGCCCCACACCGAGCGCGGTACCCAGGGCGGCGCCGGTCCTCTCGCCCAAGCTGCGGCCCAGATTCCGGTCGATCTGCACCGCAGCACGTTTAGCGCCTTTGCCGGTGGCGTCCTCCATCTCTTTGGCGATCTTGTTACCGGCGTGCGTTCCGGCACCGGTGACCTCGCGCTCCATGTCGCGTTTGAGGTTCTTACCCGTGACCGCAAGGGGTATCCAGAGGGTTTCTATCTCAGGCATGGCTGAATCAACCTCCTTGCAGCATCGCGCGGACCCTGGGGTCCACTTCGGTGTTGGCTATGTGCGCGTCGTAATCGATCTCTTCAACCGGCTCACGGCCATAGATCAACTCGCGCAACGACAAACGTTCTGGGAACGCAATCTTTGATCCGCCCTCGAAATGCACTGCGTTGTAACGCCAATGCAGTTCCGAGAACTCGTTGAGCAGTTCGGCGCCGAGCTGGGCCTCGATCGACATGCCCTCGGATCGGGCGTGGTGGATCGCGGTCCCCGGTGGCGCGGCGGTGACATAGGCCCACAAGCCGCGCCAGCCGAGGTCTTCAAATACCCGATTATCTGAGAACAGATCGCGTTCGATGGCGTCGATATGTTCAAAGACGATGTCGGCTAGCTGACGGATTTTCCCAGTGACAGACCATCATCGGCGTCTTCGGTGGTGCTGGTGCCCGCTTTCATCCACGACGCGAACAGTTCGGCGATCGGGTCGTACTCGTAGTCATCGGTGTCGAGCACGGCGACAGCTACCCGGTCCAGCACGACATCGACAGCGGGGCATCCGCCGCGCATGATGGCCGTGAACTGCACCTCGGATTCGGTCTCGGCGTTTCGCAGTTTCCACAGCAGCGTCTTGGAGAACACTGACCCGAATGGGCGCAGCGCCACCACCGTTCCGTCGCGGAAGGTGTGCCGGTACAACTCGACATCTTCGCCGTAGTGCGCCGACCAGTCGTACTCCGCATCGCCCGGCAGCGGCTTCTGCGGCGCATCGTTGGCCGGGCCGTCCGTGGTCTCGGTGGCCTCCGGGGTTGCCTCGTCGGTCTCAATAACAGTGTGCATCCCGGACTCATCCAGCGGGCCGAACCTCTTGCTCTTTGTCATGTCACATCACCTTGTCTCACCTTGGTTTTCCTGTGTGACCACCGGCCGCCGCCCAAGGTGTTAAACGGCGGCCGGTGGGGTCCAGAAGGGGCAGCTACGGCGCGATGCTGACAGACACCGTGCCGCCGGTCAGGTCCGTGCCATCGACAGACACCGGCGCCACACCGGCTGTGGTGACCTTGACCGTGAAGGGGCCACCAGCACTGCCGGTGACCGTTGCGGCCTTGACGTTCGGCAGCGCGGACACGGCCGTTTGAAACGCGGCCGCCGTGGTGTTGTAGGCGATTTCGGCGGGCTGCCCGGCCACCACGAAATCGAAGCTGCCAGCGGTCGGCGAACCGGCCAGCGTCACCAGATAGGTGGCCTCGATCAGCTTGTTGTCCAACTCGGTGTAGTCGTAGAACGTATTGCCCGCCAAATCCGGGAACAGGTCATAGGTGAACTCCAGGGCGGTCCAGTCCTTGGACTGCCATAGCTCGTCACCGTTTTCGCCCACCTGCGCATCAGGGATGCAGCGACGCTTACGCACCGCGCCGTCGAACACGTCCACGATGTACGAGAAGTGCGGCAAGACATCGGAATTGGACACAGCCGCGATCAGTGTTCCGTGCTGTGTGGTGGCCTCGGTGACGGTCACGTTTCCCTTGCCGAAATACTCTTCCATCACGCGCGGGTTCTTCGGCTCGATGTATTTCAGTTTCCAGGTGTCGTCCTTGCCGGTCTGCACGATGCGAACCTTGTCGCCGTTCCAATCCTTCTTGGGGTCCTTGTCGCGCTTGACATTCCAGGTAACGCCGGTGTCGTCGCAGCCACCCAGGCGCGGGTCCCAGCCGGGGACGACGGGCCGTGGGCTCCACGGGTCGGTGGGCAGGGGTGTGCCCAGCGGGTATCGGAATACACCACCGGCATGCTTGGGGACCCAAACGCCGGTGTTTCGAACATTGGTGTGCGCCACTATCTTTCCTCCTTGGGGGGTGCGCCCGAGTGGGCACGACAAATTGCCCCGTCCGCGACTGCGACACAGGGTTTACCTTGGGACTGGTGTGTTATGCGGTGATGCTGGACTGGACCGTCCAGCGGACATTGACCTGATACCGCGCATACGTCGGTAGGTCAGGATCGGTGGATGGGTAGGGTCCGTGCAGCTCGCACGGCTCGGTGACCGGGTTATCGTCCGCGAGCTCGATTTCAGGGGCAGCGCGCAGGATCGCGCCGAGCTTGGAGGCTGTAGCGAAACTACGGATTTCGTTGGTGTCGTAGACCTGGCCGACAATCATGACGCTGTGCACGCGGCGGCATAGCTCGGTGCCGGGCAGGGCGTATAGCCGAATGTAGCGCTGCGGCAGTGGCTTGCCGCCGATCGCGGCCGAGCCGATGCCAATACCTGTGATCCCGCGTGTGGCGAGTTCTTGCAGTGCGATGACGCGGGCCAGGGCGGTCAGGTCGGGGAACTCGACCAGATCAACGGGCATCGGAAACCGCCCGCAGGAGGGCCTGGGTGATGGCCTCATGGTTGACCGCGCGCGGGCCGGTGGTTTGCACGCGGGTACGGGCGCGTTTGGCATCGGATGCTTCAACCGCTTCGTAGTACAGGCCGTCATGCGCCGGAGAGGTGGTTGAGGGTATCTCGTTGGCGTTGGCCGCTAAACGCAATCCCCGCTCGTGCACTTCGGCTTTCACCCCGGCTGAGGTCATCATTTTGCGGATCGTCGCCGAGCTGACGGTGTACTTCACTGCCATATCACCCCACCCATTTCAGCTCGATGACCAGACGATCCGGGGAAAATCCGAACGGTCCATGGTTGAAATCCTGGGCCAGTCCGGTGACGGTGAACTCTTGGTCGTTGACGGTGAATTTGTCGCGGTGATCGACCGCCACGGCGGCATCCACAGCCAGGTAGCGGTCGGCCAGGGCGCGCGTTCCTGCGGTCGGCGGCGTCAGTGTTTCCGTCGAATCCGGGTCCCACCAGAAACAGTCGCGCTCTACCGGCTCGGCCCACTGGACATCGGGGTTTCCGTGGCTATTGTCGGCGCCGGGGATGTACGCGTGCTGTTCGCATTTGAAGGGCAGCGGAAAGCTAGTCATCGCTGGTGGCCTCCCATAGCGGCTCGTGGCCGGTCAGATTGGCCCCGCATGAGCAGTAGGTGCCGCCCATGTTCAGCGTGCACACCGGGGAGTGCGACGGCCCGCACGCGCCGAGCACGTCGTACCCCCAGGCACCGCCCGAGGCGTCATCGTCGGCGCGGCAAATCGATTGCAGCTGTTCAATTTCGCTGGGCCAGTACATCGCCCGCCGTATCTGGCGGGTGTCGTAGGTTTCGGACTGAGCGAACGGCCCGGCGCTCTGCTGCTTTTGTGACAGAGCCCCCGACCCGGCCTCATGCCAGCGCAGGATCGCGCCCCGAATGATCGCCTTGGCCGCTGCGGCTTTCTTGCCGGTCAGCTGCGGGTCATCCAGGCAGGGCGCGACCAGCAAGGCCATGGCCATCGCGTCGGCAATCATCGCCGTTGCTTTCACCTCGGGGATGGTGGCGAACGGCGCCAGATCAGAGGTCGTGATCTGTACCGCTGGCATCCTTGGCTCCCTCGGGATCGGTAGGTGAGGGCTTGCGCGCAGGCTTGCCCTTGGCTGGCGCCTTGGGCTCGGCGGGCGCGGCGGCGGTGTTGTCGGGGACGATGGCGGCAAACGTCTCCGAGGACACCACCAGGTCGAGGTCGATCAGGGAGGCCGTCTCGGCACCCGTAGGTGTCGCCGCCCCCTCTGTCGTGGCTAGGTGGGCGTGTTCGTCCAGGGGCTCCCAGGCCGGGTTTCCGGTGATGGCGAGGCGGGTAGCGAGCCCGTCGTCAATGTTGACGACGGACCCGCCCACCGTGTTGCGGAACCTCGGCATTACGGGGTCACCGCATCTTCAATGACAGCGAACTGGCCATCGAATACGTACCAGCCGTAGATGATTTCCGCGCGCAGCAGAATCTCGTTGTGTCCCGCCAGGTCGCGGCCGGTGTTGTCCGGGTCGCCGTATTCGAGGATCTTGAACGGGAAGGTGCGCTGCACGCCCCACCGGATACCGCTACGGAAGTTGCCGAGGATGGCGCGCACCAGGTTGTCGGTGGTATCACCGTCCTTAGCCTTACCCGAGACCGTGGATGACACCGCCGCGGGCACACCCTCGAACGCCGAAAGATCCGCTCCCAGACCAAGTTCGGGGTACTTCTTGCGGCCATCCGGGTAGCGGGCAGTGGACAGTTTCCAGGCATACTTAGGATCGAACGCAACCCCGTTGACGCTGTAACCGTCCCCGATGACCAGACCCGCAGCGGCCTCGAAATCCAGATCGGCCTGCGAGGTAGTGGTGATTTCCACGCGCTTGGTGGTGGCGTTCAGGTAGTTCGTCCACGCGGGGATCGCGTTGCCGGTGCGCGGGTTGATCCGGTAGTACAGGCCCAGGTCCAGGGCGCGCGCCAGCGCCCGCCCGCACTTCTGTTCGTACTTGTCCAGGATGTGTAGCTGGTAGTCCTCATCGGCGATCAGGAACTCATCGGAGGTGCGCATCTGCACGAGCGCCTTGTGGGGCACAGCGGTCTTGACGTCAGGCTTGGCATCATCGGAGCCCTTGGCCGCCGACTCCTCCACAAACTCGGCTGTCAGGTCATCATCGAACGTGATGATGTCCAACTTGCCGAACCGCATGGGCTCCTGACCGGACAGGGCCGCGACGGACGAGCCGGTCTTGGCCTTCTCGACAATGCCGTCGGCAATGTCGGTGGGCAGGTGTAGGTCTGTGCTCTGTATAACAGCCATTTGGCGTTTATCTCCTTTGTTATCAGTTGGATTGAGCGTTGATTTCGCTCAGGAATTGCTGCCTGCCGTTGGGCCTGGCGCGCCCGTTCCTACCTTCGCGAGGCACATGGTTGCGTCGGCCCTGATTGCCTTCACGGCTAAGCAGGCGAGCGACTTGCTTGAGCAGCAATTCGGGTTCATCGGCAGTCAGGAACAGCTCGGCGTCTTCGCCATCAATCTGATGCAGTGACACCAGATGCCCTTTGAGTAGACCGGCCACACGTGAAGGAACTTGCGCCGCCTCGGCCTCGGCTTCGGCCAGGCGTTGGACCTTGGCCCTCAGTTGACGGATTTCACTCTTGTTGGCTTCCAACGTCTTAACCAACGGGTGATCATCCGGCAAAACTGCCGACTGCTGTTGTGGTTCTGCGCCTTGGGGTTCCGTTTCGGTTCCCTCGCCGGACTGCTGTTGCTGTTCTCCGTCCTGGGGCTCGGTTTCGTTTCCTTGGGCGGATTCCTGTTGCTGCTCGCCGCCCTGGGGTTCCGTTTCGGCTCCCTCAGCAGGCGGCTCGGAGGCGCCCATAACCGGCCACACGGGGCCGCGTCGGGTGAATCCAATGGCCTGTAGCCCGGTGATCGGGTGCACGGGCAGGGTGGTGTTTTCGGACATGCGGTTGTCTCCCATTTCGGGTTGTCCTCGGCCGTTTCGGCCAAGGGGGTCTATGGGGCGCGTGGCGCCGGGTTATCGCTGGACTTGATCCATGTGCCGGATGACGGCGGTCAGGTCGATGGCGCCGTACTTGCCTTTGGCCTGCCCGGCCGCGCGGGTGGCATCCACCGCGTCGAGGTAGTCGCGTTCCCATTGCTCGACGTAGGCCGGTGGCTGGTAGGAGTCGCCGGGGCGCACCATGACCGCGATGCAGTGGCACCGATCGTGGTACTTCTCGCCCAGGGCGCGAGCGCCGCGCTGTGCGCCGATACGGCTGTCGCCCACGTTCTTGCCCGCTTTGGCCGCGAGACGCTGGGAGCGGTACACCGAGCGGCGTTGCAGGGCTTCGTCTGTGCTCATCTGCCCGGCCGCGATCGCGCGCCGGTCGGAGCGTTCCAGATTGGCCCCGCGCCCGGTGACCTTGGTGGCCGAGGCTTCCGAGGTGTAGACGGCGCCTCGGGTGGCCATGAGCCGGCAAAACGAGCAGGCGTTGGCCGAGGCGTGCCGCGCCCACCGCGCGCCGGGTTCGGCGGCGACGTTGGCCAGCACGGTGTCTCGTGAGGCGTTGAACAGGGCGCGGGCAGCGCTGCCGGTCAGGGCGTCCAATGGGGTGGTTTGCAGCATCGCCCAGCGCCCGGAGACGGCCAGCTGTGCGGCGGGGGCCAGTTCTGCGGGGGCGGCGGTGTAGGTCGAGGTGGTCGGCTGTTCGTCGTACCACTGAGCAGTCAGCAGGGCGGCGGCACTCAGGAACGGTGCGATGGCCTCGGGGTAGGCGTCGGTGATGAATGCCAGCAGCTCGCCTTGGTCGAGCCGGTCGGTGCGCGCCAGCAGCCGCGCGAGCTGGGCGGCTTGCTCGGCGCCCAGGGCCGCGAGTAGCCCTTGGAACTCAGAGACCGCGTGAACCATTGCCGATCGCCTGCTGTGCGGCCTGCTCGGCGGTGCCCGGCGCCGGGTCGGGGATCGGGGCGCCGGTGAGCGCGCCCACCAGTGAGGTGACCTGGCGGGCGCGCTGGGCGCGGTCCCGCTCGTCCAGGGCGCGGTCGATGTCCTGTCTCGAAAGTCCCAGCAGCTCCAAGCCGACCTCGGTCTCAGCAAGCCACGGGATCGCTGAGAGCTGTTTGAGACCGGCGTCGGCTTGCGCTGCGCGCGAGATGTAGGCGTGGGGGCGCCATTTGGTGTCGATCGAGCGCCAGGCGGCGGGAATCTGGTTCTCGTTGTTCTTGATGGCCAACGCGCGCATCATGGACCGGCGAAATGCCGGTGACCAGTCATCGGTCGCGCCTTCGGCCTCGGCAATCAGCTGCTTTTCGGCGTTGTCGGAGCCGTCGGCAGTTGTGGTGTTGGTGCGTGCCTGCACGCCCAGCGCTGACACCGGAAGATCGGTCTCGCCCGAGAAATCGTTGGCGCACTGCTGAAGTAGGTCAAGGTGTGGTTGGGGGCTTGCGGCCTGAAACTGCTTGATGTCGGCGCGGGCGTTCTTGGGGTCTACAGCGTCCTCGTTGTCGGGTATGCCCTTGATGCGCCCGAGCATTACTTGCCAGGAGGGTTTCAGAGAACCATCCGGGTTCTTGAAAATCGATGAGTCGGCGCCGAGCATCCACAGTTCGGGATAGCTGAAAATATCAGCGTGGCCTTCGGTGCGGATCAGGACCCGCAGCGCGCGGTCGTGAATCGACATGACGGGCCGTGAGATGCGCGAGGACCCGAACGGGCGTCCCACCCGTGGCTTGTAGACCAGGGCCTCAGCGGGCACGCCGTACTTGTGTTCAGTCCATTGGACCGTCCACTTTCCGCGATCGCGCTGGGCGATGGCAGTGCGATTGTGTAGATACAGCGCCAGCTCTTCGGGATTGCCGTCCTTGTCCCAGGCGATGATCGACAGCAGATTATCCAGGCGCCGCGTGCGTGAGTTCCATTCTCCTGTCGCGTTTAACGCGTCCTTGACGTGAATTAGGGACTTGGGTTCGTCCGCGCCTCCAACGGTGTTGATCAAGAAGGCCGGGCCATGGATCAGTGAGGAGACGATGGCACTGTTGGACTCGGCGCCAAAGTAGTTGTCGTCCCAAACCTCCTGGAAACCCAAGGAGTTAAGGTCTTGGCCGGGCCACACGTAGCCATCGAGGTTGCAGCGCCGCGCCAGTACGTCAACAGCTTTGGCCGACCAGCCCAGCACCAGACCGAGCTTGTAGTACTGGCGAGGGATGATCGACCCGACTTGCCGGATTGCCCGCTTGCCGTCGTAGTACGAGGCGCGTAGCCGGTTGTTCTGGGCGCAGTCGGCCAGCTGCTGCAAAAGGCCGTTCAGTAAGGCATTTTCATCGTTCGTGAAGTCCGGAAGGGTGATCTTTGAAACCTTCACAGCACCACCGCCTCTCGTCCTCGCAAGCTATTGCCCGATGGGGGTTTACGTTTGGTTGTCGCGGCCAGTAGCGCCAGGGTTGCGGCCACGACCGGGTGGATGACCACCGTTGAGTCGCGCCGATCCCAGCCCCAGCCACCGGCATCGCCAATCTTTCGGCGGATGGCGTTGAGAATGGCTGACGTAAGCGACTTTTGGTCACCATGGGTGAGCGTGTGGGCCTTGATGCGGCTCGCTATCAGCCCGCAGCCTTTGGTCATGTCTCGGGCAGTAGATCGGCGGACGTTGACCCCGAGGGCCTTTAGGCCGGGAATCATCTGCGCCGCTGGCGACAGGTCATCGATCACGACCTCGATTCGTCGGCCCGCGGCCTTGGCGGTCCAGGCGGTCGCCGCTGCCACATCGGTTCCGGCCCAAATCTCTTCGATGTGCGCCGATTCATCTTCGATCCAGCAGGCGTTGACCGAGATTTGTAGCCCGTGGGACATATCGACACCGATACCGTCCGGGGCAACCCGGTGGCCGGGGCCTACGTCGATCAGCTCGCCCCACACCTCGCGCGTGACCACGGGCTGATGTACCGAGACCTCATCCCAGATGCCCAGGGCCTCACGGCACCAGGACTCCAACGACTTGAGTTTCTTACGCAGACGCAACATGGCGCGCTCGGAAGTGCGATGCGGGAATGAGGCATTGGCCTTGCGCCACTGCGCCCGATCCATTGGGTTACACCCTCGATCGGCGGACATTTCGATGAGCGCCGTTTCGTTGGTCTCGCGTGCGGTCTCGTCGGTGAGCGTGTCGAGTGCTTCTTGGCGGTGCATGGTGAACACTTCGCCGGGATCTTTGGGCCTCGGCGGTGTACCCATCATGAACGTCAGCGGGTTCTCGGCCACGTTCTGCGCTGCGGCCATGTCTTCGAGGGTGCCCTCGGTCATGATCTGCGCCTCATCGAACACGAGAATGTCCACGTCGGAGAATCCGCGACCGAAGCCAGATTCACGGGCGCCGAACAGGATTCGTGACCCGTTGGTGAACATGATCTTCTCATCGCCGCGCGCGCGGTGGACCGCTTCGATGTGTGGATCGACCTTGGGGCGTGCCGCCATCCCGGCGAACGACTCGAAAGTCTCTGCGGCAGTGGTCTTTCGGTGCGCTGTCCAGATCACCGTCAAGCCGGGGTGGATCAGGCATAGCGCGAAGATGATGCACGCCACCAGGTAGGTTTTGCCGACCTGGCGCGGGATGGACAACACGATCGTGTCGGCGGCGTACAGGCCATCGGCCCGCTTACCGAGGATCAGTCGGCCCGCGCCGTCCTGCCAGCCGTCGAACTCCCAACCGAGCCGCTTGCAGGTGTCGCGCACCGCTGGCCAGCCGGTCGAAACGATCCCGGCCGGGGCGATGACGTGCCGTGCGACCTCAGAGAGCCGTGCTGTCCCAGGGCTCATCGTCGGTGGTTGCCACTACGGACTTTTCGCCGCCCGGCGCCGCTTTCAGGCTCTCGATTTCCTTGGAGATGGTCATCAAGCGCCCGTGTAGCGCGGCCTTAGACGCCCCGGTCGCCGCCGCCAGGTCCCGAATGATGTCCCGCGCCTGGGCCTGCAAAATCTGCTGATAGTCGCCACCGGCGACCGCATCGGCCAGCGACATCTGACCGTCAGTAGGCGCCGTCGCGGCCTCCGGCGATTGCCCCGCGCCATCGCTCAGGGACGGTTCGGGGTCGTTGTGTGCCGGGGCGGGTGCGCGCTCGTCGTCACTGACCACGCGGATATGGCTCGCCCCGGCCGGGCGGCGTGAGTGGCGCCGCGTCGCCATTACGCCGAGGCCGATCGCTTCGCACCGGAGCTGGCGCCGTCACGGCCCTGGTCGTCGCCGTCGCGGTCGGGGTCCAGATCCGGCAGCTTGAGCCGGGCCAGTAGATCGTTGAGCGCGATACGATCCTTGCGCTGCTCGGCCAACTCCTGGCGGGCCTCATCAATCAGCGGGTTCCTGACACTCTGCCCGGTCGAGCCACGGATAAGCAGTTTGTCGCCCACCTCGCGGTGCAGCTCGTCGGCCCGCTGCTTGCGGTAGTCGATACGGTCGGCCAGCTCGCACGCATCGGCCAACAGCCGCAGCTCATCGGGCCGTAGCGTGTAGTCGTCCACGATGGAGCGCCACAGCGCCCGACCTGAACCCTCGCCTGCCAAACTGGCAGGCGGCGGGGCGCCGCCTGATGCGGAATCGACGGGCGTAAGTTGCATGACGGCCTCCTTTTCGGGCTCTCAGATCGCCTGTGCCGAAGCGAAATACGGGTCAGCCGGTTTCACCCTCGGCGAATCGGCCTAGTGGTCAACAAAAAACGAGATTTCACCGGGGCCAACGACCCCGAAACAAAATCGGCCAGGGGGGGCGGTCGCCTAAGCCATGAGGGGCGGGCGCCTAACCCCTCGGGTCCAGTCCCCCAGGGGGTCGGTCCAGCGTTCGATCAGTCAGCGGGCGAAGCCGCGAGAAAACCCCGGGCCTGAGCCACAAGACCTGTGGTGATGTACGACGGTTGCGAACCACCTTGCGGATAGACGGTGACGTATCCGACGCGATCGCCGTCGTTGTCGATTGTCTGCGCACCAACGATGAGCACGTAATCAGTGGCCGTGTATCGGGGCTGGCCGTCGTCGCTTTCGTCTTCGGTGATCGCGGTCAGTTCGCGGACCACTTCATCGAGCCTGCGATATGCGGCGGCGCGTCGTTCGTCCATCGCCCTACCACCAGCAGCGTTCGGTCACGAACGTGACACCACCGGGAAGCAGCTCGTCAAGGTCTTTGTCGGACTTGTTGCGGTTGCAATCCCAGTGCGCGGGCACGATGTTGTCGAGGGTGTCGGTTCCGCCTTTAGCCAACGCCTTGAGGTGATCGATGGTGAAGCTGCGCGGGTCGCGGTGGTGGGCGTCGTAATCGATGTCCTCGCCGCAGTGATAGCAGGCCGGGTGCCGCCCGAACGGACTTGGCGCCAGCCCGAGTTTGATGATGCGCCGGTGCTTGTCGCGGGTGGTGGTGTTGCGTCGAACGGTCGTCATCTCACCTCCACTGAGGTTAGCTGGAAATGAACAAACCCCCAGGTCCGAAGGGGTTCGGGCATGGGGGTGGCGACTCGAAACGGAATAGTAGCAGGTCAGAATGGACATTTCCGCGCAGCGGATTCCGGGCGGCGTGTTTTCCGCCAAACATGCAGGTTGCCCACGGGCCTATCGGCGCGTCGGTCGCCATGTCGAGTGGGCGGCCATGAGCGCAGCGGCCAGCGCGGGCACGTCCTGCATGTGCAGCCGGTCGGGCACATTGCGAATGACCACCTCGTCACCGTGCGGGCTGATACGCACCGCGCCGTCAGACCACGGCTGCGAGGTGATTGGCACACGGACATACCGCCGCCGAGGCTGGTCGGGCACTGACTCGATATCGGGCAGCGGCCCGATCACCTCGTGACCCTTGGCCTTTAGGCTGTCGGGCAGTATCGAGGCGATCAAGTCAGCGACTTGCGCCTGCGTGTAGACGATGGTCTCGGTCTCGCCCTCGGCGCCGATGGTCTTCTTCCGGGTTACGCCGAACAGGTTCGGGATGCTCTCGATGACCTCGCGGATGGCCTTACGTGCGTCCATAGGCCGGTTCTACTCCAAGGGGCCGACGATGGCTGCGAACTGCTCATTGATCGACTGCCGCTCTAGCTTCGTCAACAGCTCAAACTGCCAAGGAACCGGATTTAGCCCCATCAAGACCAACATGTCGTACATGCGCTCCGCGTCACCGGGCTTCATGGATGCGCCGTAACTAGATCGGTCGGCGGGTCGTTGTTGAGGATGTACTCAACCCAGGCTATGAGCCGTGCGACTTTCTGGTAGTCGTTCTGACACAACATCATTGCTTCACACTCGGCGGTTGCCCAGCCGTCGAACTTCGGCAACAGAGGATGGTCTGTGCGGTTGAATGTCCACCCGCCCTTCCATGAGTAGATCTGATACCTACCGCCTTGATACGGCGCCTCCAGAACTTGCCGGGGCGATCCGGGGGCGACCCAGTGAAGCGCGACAGGCGTGCTACTCATTCCGTTGCCTCGCTGTCGGTTTCGGGCACAGTATCGGCGGCGCGGTGTACAGCCTTGGCGCCGAGCAGGCTGGTAGCCGTTCCTGTCGTCTCGGCACCATATTCCGGAATGGACACATCCGAGGACGCGCCCCGATAGTTGTGACACGCCGGGTTTGAGAACATGACCACACCGCCGGAGGTGAACCGAATCTGTTGTTCCCCTCGGGCGCAGTAGATTCGCTCTACCCATTGGGCGAAATGGCGTTTGGCGAGCTTTTCGGCGAATAGGAAGGAATCGCGCGTGGAATCGTGCCTCGCGCAGACATATACGACTCGCTCGCCTAATGCAGCACGGGTCACGGCGAAGCGAAGCCAGCTCGCTCGTGTGCTCATCAGTTGGTCCTGCCGAGTAGCTGGGCCATGCATTCGGGGCATATCTCGCCGTCGTCGCCCGAGTACCAGCCGAGCGGTTGGCGTGTGACTACCTGGATTGGGTTGTAGTCGAGGGCATCGTTCGGGGTGCGTTCGCGGCCGCACATGTTGCACACGGTGACGGCTGTCTGGGATGCGCTGCGTGAGAGGGTTTTTGACCAGTCGACTTTCGACTCGGCTGCTCGACACAGGGCCTGATAGCATTTTGCGAGGTAGCTTGCAATGGCGAAATCTGGTATGTCACAACCGTTCTCCAATGAGTGTCGGTTGATGAACTGGGCTAGCTCCTGTTGTTGTTCGTCCGTCATTGCATGGCGGTACGGATTGGACATCACCGAGTACCCGGCGGCGCGTAGTGCGGCTATTACCGACTGTGCATTGGCGAGGTTGGCGAAGTACGCGGCACCCGGAACCGAGGGCATGAACTCTGCGATCGCGTCCGCGATTACTGCGGTGGGCTGTTCCATTTGCGTTTTCTCCTTGTTGTTCATCGGTTGACTTTCTGACGTGCGTTGTGCCGGTTGTCTTTTCGTAGCAGCCTGCGTGCGGTCTCGAAGCTGTACAGGGCGTTATCGACCTCTTGCACACGGGCTTTGACGAACTTCCCTTGGTGCATGTAGCCGCGTGGGCGTAGTCGCTTGATGGCTATCCAGCGCTCGATTTGGTCGGCCTGCACTGATTCCCCGGCGTTGGCCAGCGCGTCCAGCAGCGTGTCTGCGGGCATGAGGTCGCGGCTGGCCAGCGCCCGTACCTGGTTGCGTTTTACGTCGATTTCCTGCCCGCAGGCCGGGCAATCAATTGTCCTGCTGCCATATTCGTCGTAGAGGATTTCCCCACATTCGATGACGCGACCATTAGCGTCCCACCCTGTGACGGTTGGGCACGATCCGGCGAAGTGCCGTTCGCGGCGATCGATGGCCCGTACGAGTGTGCCGCCTTTGTCGCCGGAACCGATGAGTTCCTTGATGTCGTCATAGATCTTTCCGGCGATGTCCAGGCGTGCGATGGCCTCAACGTTGACCTGTAGCCAGCGGGCGAACATGCGTGTTTCCACGGTGTCTAGGCCGGGTGGGCGCCGTCCGCTGTGCTGGGCGGCGACGGTTTCGACCCAGCGGCGCAGCATCTTCCGGGTTTCACGGGCGGTCTCGGCAGCGTCGAAGTCCATGACGTTCAGGTCCGAGGGGCCACGGGTGCGCCCGATGGTGCCGTGGGGTACGCGGTCGAGTTTCTGAATGCGGGCGTCGAGTTCGGCCAGCAGGTCGGGTACCTGGTCGAGCATGTTGCGCAGGACGGTGGTGCAGTCGTTGCACAGGTACAGCTGCGAGGCCCGCTTGCAGGCTTTGTTGCGGCATTCGGTCGTCATCAGCTCTCTTGCCTCTCTGAGAGTCGTTGCAGGCAGGGGATCTTGCTTTCGGCGCCGTTGGGCGCGTAGCAGTACTGGCGCGGTTGGGCGCCGCAGTTGGTGCATGGCCGGTTGATGGCTCCTGCCACGGCGTAGGCGTCGTAGACCGGCCCCGGTGCGCTGCGGCGCCGCCTACCAGGGCCACGCTCGAACGTGGTGGGCTCGTCGGCCTCGGTGCGGCCGGAATGGGTGCTCATTGCGCCGCTCTGACGTTTTCAGGCCCGCCCGGCAGTGGTGGCACCAGCGAGAGGGTTCTGCGGGCCCGTGGGGGGCTCTGGTGGTCGCATTTCTCCACGAGGTCGTCCCCGATGTCGCGGAGGTTGGTGCCGTGGCACCACGGGCAGTTGACGCGCTGCTCGTGTCGGCGCCGGGTGTCGGCTTGGGCGATTTCGACATCGCGGACAGCTTGGTGGGCTTGCCAGGCGTTGAAGGCAGTTCGCGCGTTTGCGCAATTGCCGCAGTTGCCCCGAGTTCCCATCGGGTGCTCATCACAGAACCGCGAGGGAGGCTCGGGGTGTGTGTCCTCGGTGATGCGCGGCTCTGGTGACGTACCCGAGTTACGTAACACCCTTGAGTTATTGGTACATGACTTGGTGGGCGGAACCGCCGTTCCGGTGATGGTGTCGTGGCCGTTCCGGTGATGGGAGTTATACACAGGAACCGCCGTTCCGGTGATGGAGTTATTCACAGGAACCGCCGTTCCGGTGATGGGCTCTTTTACCGGAACCGCCGTTCCGGTGATGGGCTCGCCTGAGAGCACCAATCGGTACACCGCTGCGCGGCTGGCTCGCGGATTTTCGTTTGCTGTCTTCTTGATCAGGCCGAGTTCGCATCCTCTACTGAGGGCGGTTCGGACGGCCCGTGTGGTCAGTCCGCAGATTTCGGCGAGGTTGGTTTCGCCGGGGTGCGCGTTGGAGCCATCGAGATAGTCGGCGAAGGTCTCCAGCGCGAGCAGGACATTGCGCTGGGCCGCTGAGAGGTCGGTGCAGCCCAAGACCCGCCGAATCCACTGCCTGCGCCGCTCTGGTGCCTCGCGGCGCTGTATGTCGGCCACGTGAGCCAAGAAGGACTCATCGTCGTGCGCATCGGTCATGCGCTCATCTCCTTGTGCATTGATTCGGCGATGCGGCGGCACCGGTACTCGATTTGGCCGGCCAAACGCCAGTACTCCAACGTCGCGACGACGGCCTTGATATCGGCCTCTGTGAGGTCATCGGTGGTGCGGATACGGCGCCAGGTGACGTATGACGCGACGGCCAGCCGATCGGCTCGCTTCTGCTGCACGCCGCCCAGATGAAAGAGCGCGAACATGCGGCGCACCAAGGCCGTAGGGGCGTTAGGCGCCATCGTTGACACCGCCTCTGGCCGTTGTCATTGGATGCCCCGGCATTTGTCGCACTCCCAGCGCCCATCGATGTGGGTACATGCGCGGCGTTCCTCGCACAGCCAGCACAGCTGGTTGGACTTGCGGACCTCGACAGCCTCGATCACCTTGAGCACTTCCGGGTGGACCGCGACGTGCTTCTCAACGCGCCGCTTGGCCAACCACTCAACGGCGGGGTCTGCGGCGGCGACCACCGCGGATTGGGCCGCGTAGGCCGCGATGGTTCCCCGGTCACGCTCGGCTAGCTCGTCGGCGATCTGCTCGGGTGTTACCTCGGGGCGGGGCTCGCGGCGCGCCAGGTACGGCCCGCACGCTTGGACGCAGCCCGCGCATACATCGCCCGCCGCTGCCACAACGTCAGGGCAGCCCGGCAGTGCGCACCGGGCCAGTAGCTCCAGCTGCCCCGTCATGCTGCGTCCAAGATGCGGCGCACGGTCTTGTGGTGGACGTTGGTTCGCCGTCCGATGATGCTCGCGGAGTTGACGCCCTGGGCGCGCACGGCCAGCACCGCCGCGATCCGTTCCGCCTCGATACGCACCGCCCCTTGCGCGATGATGCGCTGTGCGGCGACTAGGTGCGCATCGCCGTGCGCAGCGTGTGCGCCGTCCTGCGCGGCGTGCGCGTCGGCGTGCACGGTGTTGTGCACCTCGACATGAACGGACGGTGCCGGTTGTGCGTCAGGGTGCGTGGGTGTGTGCAGCTGCTCGGTGCGTTGAGCTTCGGTGAGCGCCAGTATCGCCAGGGTGCTCGCCGTCATGCCCAGATCGATGATTAGGGGCACAATCCAGGCGATCGCGGGCGCGGTGCCTGCCCAGGTGATCACCAGGTCTTGTAGGGCAACAAAGTTGAGCACGAACGCGCCGAGCGCGAGTGCAACGGCGATCGCGAGCGCCCAGCGGTATGCGGCGCCGGTGATGCGTTCCTGAACCAAGGCGTGCACGCCGTAGGTGGCGCACAGCTGGATTACCACGATGCCGACCGCGAGCACCGAGGCGATCAGTGATGATCGCGCACTACCGAGCACCGCGTGCGTGACCACACCGAGGATGGAGAACGCGGCCGAGCCGATAAGCCAGGACCAGAAGAAACGGGTAGCGCCGCCACTGTGGGTGATCACCCGGCCTCCTGAGCGATCCAGTCATAGAACTGCTGGGCGGTGGCCAGCACGTCCTTGACGGCTGTCTCGCGGTCGAGGATGGCCATGGTGTCGCCGGTCTCGCAGTGCAGGAGTGTGGCTGAATACAGTGCCCGCTCGCGTAGCTCGCGGCGGTGCCTACCGTCTTCGTCAACGACATTGAAGAATGGGCCTAGGTTTGCGGTCATGCTGCTGCCTCCATTTCGGTGTTGGTCATGCGGTGAACTTCCATCCGCGTTCGGGGTGGTAGGTCCAGGTGTTTACGAGGGTGTCGCCGCGCCATTCCTGAACTTCGGCGTCGCGATCCGGCGACCATCGCCACGTGGGTGCCATGAGCCTCGGGGTCGCATACTTGGCGACCTTCAGTGATCCGAATACGCCGAGGATCTGCAACGTTTCTTCGTAGCCCTGTACCGGGTCAACCACGATGAATACGCGGGCGCTGTGCGGGGTTGCGGGCATCGGCGTTACGTCCCGCGGATTCCGATGAGCAGTGCAAAGTTGTTGCACGCCAGCAGGTCAACGGGGTCGTTGGTGCGTTCCAGCGCGCCGGGATGGATACTCACCAGCTGGCCGGTCTCGCGGAATCCCAAGGTGACCTCGTGGTCATCGACCACCGACAGGGCGCTATTGAGGCGCCGGGCAGACAACGCGACGCGGCGGTAATCGCCTTGGTGCACAGAGGCGATGCTGTCGTTGACCTTGCCGGTGGCGCTCTTGGTGGTGGTGACCGCCAGGCCCCCAGCATCAACCTCGATATCGATTTGGGCGTTGCCGTCATCAGCGATGGACGAGGCCCGGCGCAGCATGTCCGCGAGTTCGGCGGTGGCCACCGTGGACGTGGCCGCATAGACAGCCGGGGTCAGCACCGTTTCCATGGCAGGGAATTCCTCAGCCAGGCAACGGGTCATGACTGTGGTTGATGGGGTGCGCAGGCCGAACATTGAGCTGCCACGCAACAGGATTTCGATGTTCTCCGGTGCGGAACCGGCTGCGGCCTTGATCGTGGCGAGCAGGTCGGCAGCGGGTACGAGGGTCTGTGTCTGGACGCTGCCGTTCCAGTCCAGACGGCGCCTACCCACGATGTATCGGTCAGTGGCGCACAGCCACAACCCATCTGGGCTGAACGTGAGGTTGATTCCGGTCAGCTTGGCGGGTTGCTCTTCGGTGGAGGCCAAGGCGCCGATGACCTGTACGGCCTCGGCGAACGTGTCGCCATCGACCGTGCCGATGGCATCCTCTCTGGGCTTCATGATCGGCAGTTCGGGGAAGTCCTCGCCATGCAACAGCGGTAGACGAAATGCGGTGCGGCCCGCCGTGATAACCATTTCCTGCCCGCTCACATCAACGGTGGCGTCCTTGTTGCGGGGTAGGTTCCCGCCGATCGCGGCCAGCAGTTTTCCTGACACCACGGCTGTGTCAGGCTCGGCAACGTCCATCGCGGCGGCAGTGCGCTTGGTGGCACACTCGTAGTTGAAACTCGACATCGTGACCGAGCCGATACCGACCTCAACCAACACCCCGCCCAGGACCGGAGACGTTGGCCGCGCCGGTAGGGAACTTATTGCTGCCGTGATGGTTTCGGCGAGTAGGTCGGTGTCCATCGCGAATTTCATTCGTCGCCCCGCTTAGCCTTCTCAATGGCTGCAATCAGTGCGTCCGCGACCTTCTGCGCGCTGTCGGCCAACGAGGGATCTATCTGGCTTACAGCGTCTTTCACAGCCTCGATTGCCTCGTCGGCGAACGAATCGACGGCGGCACGTACTGCATCCTCTGCGGCGCCCTCTTCGGCAGCCTCCTCGGCGGCGGCAATGAATCCGTTGATGACACCTACCGCGTCGGTATCCGCAAGGATGTAAACCTTTGCGCCGGGGCGTAATACGAGCCCTTGGCCGAGAGTGAAGGTTCCGCGTATCTCGATGGATTCGGTTGTGAAGGAGTGTATTTCGCCGGTCGCGCTGGCACCGGCTTGCAACTCCAGGATGAACGGGTCTTCCGAACGCGACATGAAGGGTCTCCCTGTTAGTTGTTAGGCGTCACGGGCACGTGCAGAAGCGCCGCGAAATCCTCTGTAAAATCGGGCATTAGATCAATGCCGCCGATGAATCGGGCTAGCATTTCGCACGTCATTTGCGCGGCCACCACGGCTCGCACACGCAGCTCCATCGGAACCAGATCGAACCTGCCGATCGGGGGATACTCACCGACCGGCTGGTCGCCGGTCACGAGCCCACCTCGGAGACATCTATCGGGGCATCACTAAAGTCGTAGTCTTCGTGCTCGACGCACACCAGATGTTCGTCAATCTCGGCGGGACTCATGGCGCCGCAGACCTCGCAGCGCTGACAGTCCGGGCACAGCAGCTCGACCGTATGCACGGTAACGAGATTGGGCCTCTCGGGTGTCGGCGTTGGCTCGCTCCGTGTCGTTTCGAACCATCCCAGGCGGTCGCAGACGTATCCCACTGCTTCGTCGTCCTCAAGGCAGGAGTAGTCGCCGTAGTCATCAACGACAGCGCCGCACGAGGTGCACCCCGCCTGATACAAGGTGACTGGATACAGAGGCGCGAAACGGCTTGGTGCTAAGAATGGTTCGGCTGAACGCTGAGTATCCTCGGCATTCCGCGTGAGGTCTCGCGCCGACGCGCGCAGTGATTCGGGGCTGACGAACACGGGGATAAGCTGCCCGTCCGGGTACATCTCGCTAAGGACTGCCTCTAGCTTGTCCGCGAGTTCAAGCACCATGTCGGCAAATGCCTTGGTGGGCTTCTGCATTAGACCGCCTCCATGAGGACGGCGCTGGCCGAATGCCGTGCGTCCCGATCAGTGAAGAAGTCCGTTAACGCGGCCTCACTGATCGCCCCGGCGAACAGGTACCAGCCGTTTCGCGGGTCGGTACCGGAGTCCTCGGCAGCTTGGACCCACGCTCGCTGTCGCTCGCGCATCGGCAGCGCTTCGAGCAGTTCGGCGATGTCAGCACGCAGGGTCACATCGCCAGCTGTCAGGGCGCATGCCTGCTCTGCCTTATCGAATGCGGCCATGGCCGAGTCGAATTCGGGCGCGGGATCGAATGTGAGGCTCATGCTGTCACCCCGACCTGCGCGAACACTCCGGTGACAACGATGGCCATTACGGCGATGAACAGCAGCACCCCGGCGCGATCGCGGTACCGGCCGCGCCGGTGCACCCGTAGATCGATGCAGGACGCGGCCACCATGAGTGCCATCCAGATAACGAATTGCGGGTACTGATGGGCAGATAGCATCACCAGCCCAAAGACAAGGGCTAGCGCGGCGACCGTCCAAAATGCGTGTCGCATGATGGCCGCGCGGACGCCGCCGACACGCTGATATCTATCGGGGATACGGTGGGACATGCCAGGTTCTCCTATCCTGGTTGCAGTGGCCCCAGCGGTCCGGGTATGGATTTTCTTGGCGGGAAATTGAGCCCGGCCGCTGGGGTATTTCCGTATTCAGTTGTCTTGCGGGCGGATCAGTCTTGGTGGCCCTCACTGGCTTGATCGGCGGCGTCTTGCGAAGGCCAAGGGGTAAGAAGATCTACGAGGAGTTCGGTGAGGACCTGGGCACCGGCGCGACAGTCCGCGCCGAGCTCATGAAGGGCCTTCTCCAACTCATCAAGGCAGCACAGAACCCCAGCTGCGAGGGCAACGAGCCCATCACGCAGCCGGGTTGATCGCATCCGAACGGTCACGAAGCGACGGCCAGGGTGCGTGCCAACTCTTCAATCACGTGACGGCTGAATAGATATGCCCCGTTGGGGCCAGGGAGCCTGGCCGCAATCGGGATGCGCCCAGCCTCGGCGTGACGAACCACGGTTCGACCGGACTTCTTGAGAATCTGGCCAGCACACGTGCTGGTAATCAGTTCATCAACTACGCCGTTTTGGTGCATTGCACCAATTTGACTTACATGGCTGTAATTGTCAACTGTTCGACATGTGCATGTCCTGCGGTATCGATTCACCTTGACGAATGTCGGTCATGCGCCAATACTGTTTGTCATGCCACAACAGGAGGTTTCAGGCATGACGGAGCAGGCACACGTCAGCGGCGCCATACCACCGCTGACACTCGGGTGGCGCATTCAGATGGCGCTAGATCATGGCGGGCTCAAGCACGGCGATTTGGTCGAGAAGTTCGAGATAAGCCGTGGTACGGCGTCAAGATGGTGCCGTGATGCTGGTGCCCCACCCAAGAAGTTCGTGCTCAACGAAATCGCGGTGATGTGCGGCGTTTCGCCGCGATGGCTGATCGACGGCAAGGACGACTCCCAGCCAGACCCAGAGCCACCCAGGGGAATCGAACCCCTGACCTATTCATTAC